CGGCATAGATTATTGGCGCAGGTTCTAAAGCAACTATCTTTGTGAATCCTTTATTAAGCCCGGCAACAACGGCATCACCGCGATTAGCCCCGATGTCGAATAGGATCATTGACCGATTCTCTCAAGGTTCGATTTGACGGCGTTTTCGTATTCAGGTGATATACTTTCGTAAGATAATTCCCTAAAGATTTTAAGGCTTTCATCACTACGCCCAATCCAATAGGCACTAACCGCTACTTCAAAGCGTAGGCAGTATTCATCATAGTATTCAACAAACGCTGGTAAGTCAGGCATCTTATGTTGCCTTAGCCCTATTTGCGCAAATGTGTAACACTCTTGCCAATTACCTAATCTTTCGTGAAAGCGCGACATCAAGAAATAACCTTCGCGCCTATGTGGTAAATATGCAATCGCTTGTAGCAAGCAGTTACTAACAGTATGTTGTCTATCGTTTTGATCGTCAAAGCATTTAGCAAGTTTTAATAACGAGGCATAAACATAATCACTTGCAGTATCTTTACCGTATTCTGCACAACGCAGATAAAACGATACGGCAGAAGCAGTTTGATTTAGTCGCTCATATTCCACCGCTACATCAAAATTTAATCTAGGATTAAATGGGTCGTTAGATAGATCAACGATTAGATTTTCAATTATCATTTAACGCCTCCAAGATCATATCCTCTACAACAAGTTTAGGTACGCGCAAAACAAACGCCGCGTTATCCTGAAACCCAAAACTAAGCAGTAAATCATCGCCTAGTTTAGCCGCACCAACACAGAATTCAATACGCGCATCTAAGAACGAAAAGGCTTGGGATAGCCCAACTACATTTAATTCGTTATCCCATAGCGTTAAGCGATGACGATAGATTCCATCTTTTTGATCGAGGTAATTCTTGAATAGATTTACTTCGTGGCTGATAGAGATATACATATTGCCCCAAGGGATTAAATGCGATGAACCGCGTTGATCTGTTGGCGGTTGAATAGACTCGCGCACGAACACTTGCTCACACGCGCCTGTATCGGGATCAGCCTTTACTAGCTCAGTTGGCAATGTCCATTTGACGAAGTGATACGGCTTATCAATAACTGGATACCAATTTTTTTCGCAGTATGACGGCTTGTTAAACGGCGTTCCAATGCGAGCGCGCTTAACTTCGGTTGCTTGCCAAGTATCTTTATCTAACTCTATTTGAGTGTATTCCATACGGCCTTCACCATTGGTAGTAGTATCGCGCCGAACGCCTACTAGATATAAATTGCCTTCCCAACGCACTACGCGCGCATCCTCTAGCCCTACGAACTCCCAAATAGGTTCGTGCAGGTTTAGCATCTCAACCTTAGTTGAGTTAATTAGTTCTAAGTTTTCATTTAGCCGACAAAGATAATTTTCCGTTACTAAGCGTTGATCTTTCTCAGGATGAAGGTATGAAAGCGGCCCCCATCTTGAAGGAAAGCGTTGCTGATTCTCTGAGTGGTATAGGGTGTAATTAACTACTCGGACATTAACTAAAATATCACCATCATCATCTACGAATACAGATGGGTTCATCCCACCAACCGTAGATGGAACAACAATAGGTGCTAACTTGCCACCTCTTGAAACTGCCTTCTCAACTAAATTCATACAGACACTTTACCAATAAGGAGAACAAATGGGGTTGCTAGATAGATTGGCAAAAGCCGTTGCAGACCAAATTGTTAAAGCCCCAAATCTACCTTCGGGTACAGGCATCATGACCGAACAACAAATGCGACAGGCTGGCGGCATTGCGCAAACCCAATACGGTTATGGCACAAGCACACCTCTACCTCGCAATCCTTTATTAGCTAGTGTTCCTTTCGCACCGGGCTTGCCTTTAATTCCGGGCGCGCTTAATCCATTAAATCCTGAAACTGGCAGACCAGCACCACGCCGTTACGAGTATTTAGTTGCGCAGAACATCAATGTAAGCGAAAACCGCCTAGTGCCTTTCAAGACACTACGAGCCGCCGCAGATCAAATAGACATCTTGCGCCGTTGCATTGAAGTTCGGAAGGCCAAAATTAGTGGTTTAGATTGGGATATTGTTTTAAGTGATGCGGCATCAGAAAGAATCATTGCCGAATCAGGTGGTAATCATCTACGCGCTATGTCAGATGCTCGCGCTAAATTTACACCTGAAATTGCTCGCCTTCGCAAGTTTTGGGAAACCCCTGACCCTGCAAATGGTTTGAGTTTTGTTGATTGGCTCAACATGGCACTAGAGGAAATTGATGTTCTAGATGCGTGGGCTATTTGGCCTCAAGCAACTGTTGGCGGCGAGATTCGCGGATTGCAAATTTTAGACGGCTCAACTATTAAACCACTTCTAGATGATCGCGGTATGCGCCCTGATCCTTCTACTGGCCCTGCTTTCCAACAAATTCTGTATGGCTTCCCTCGTTCAGAATTCAACGCAACGATTGATGATGAAGCCGCAGATGGTCAATTCTCTAGCGATGAACTTGCATACTTTGTACGCAATCGTAGAGCTAATTCTGTTTATGGATATTCACCTGTTGAACGCGCCTTGCCTATGGCTGATATTTACTTGCGCCGTCAGCAATGGATTCGTGGCGAATTTACCGATGGTGTAATGCCTAAGACTTGGCTTGAATTGCCTGAGTCTGCAAATCTAACACCTGAGCAAATCCGCGCTTACGAAAACATCTTTAATGATGATCTAGCAGGGCAAACTGAGCAACGCAATCGTATGCGCTTCTTGCTACCGGGTGCAAAGATGTCGTTTGAGCCGGGCTACCAAGAGAAGTTTTCAGATCGCCTAGATGATTATCTAATCACTTCTATTACTGGACACTTTGGCGTTCTACCAACTGAAATTGGATTTAGTGCTAAGGCTGGACTAGGTGGCTCAGGTCATCAAGCAGGTGAAGCAGATGCCGCAGAACAAATCGGCATTATCCCAACTGCTCGTTGGATTAGCCAAATGATTTCTAACCTTTCATATCGTTGGTTAGGTATGCCACGCGAACTTGAATTCCGCTTGGCTTCTAGCGAGCGCACAAATGATGAGAACATTGCAAAGCGCGATGATCTACGCACACGCAACGGATCACAAACTGTTAATGAAAACCGCGCTGATCTAGGACTTCCACTATTGGATTCTCCTGAGGCTGATATGCCAATTTTTGTTGCTGGTCAATCAGTATTCTTAATGACTCCTGATGGCATGGTTCAAGCAGGAACATCGCTAGATGAAAACGGTATTCAAGATCAACCAACAGAGCAAAAGCCTGTTGTTGAAGCCCCTGCAAAGACCGAGGAAAAGCCTGTAGATAAATCTGCGCAAGATGAAATCCGCACCTTTATTCGTTGGGTTCGCAAAGGCAATACATCCCGATCATTTAACTTTGAAAAGGTCGAGGATACTTACGCCGAAGTTCTAAACAAGTTTGTCGAATCAAAAGACCTAGACGGTGCGCGCTGGTACGCTGAACGCTATTTGGGGTTGTAATGAAATCCCCCGCGAAAGGCGCGATAGTTCGCATATCGGCTAAACACGCCGACAAGATTCGTGAAGCGTTTAATAAGGCGATTGATTCTGAGGCAATAGCACAATCGTTTGCTGAAACACATCCTGCAGGTGGGCAAGTAACACCTGCTATGGCGCGTGATTGGGCAAAGATTCACATCACCGTTGATAAGCGACCTTTAATAGATGAACTTAAAAGAATCTATGCAGATGGTTGGGTTACGGGCGATCTAGCAGGTCGTTATGTCCTTGCCAATATGCTTCGTAACAAAGCCATAACTGCACCTAAGGTTGGCGTAGTTAATTGGGAAACTTGGACACCCGGCAATCAAGGCGCGGCGGCGTTAATAAGCCCTAAAGGTGGATTGCGTAGCTTGATGGATCAAGCATCAGTAACTATTGATGGCGTATCTAATACAAAGATAGATCGCATTGGCACAATTTTATCTAAGGCTCTTGCCGAAGGCGTAACACCTAAACAAGTTTCTATTATGGTGGATCAAGTAGTTAATGACCCACAACAAGCGTTAGTTATTGCTCAAACCGAAATGTCGCGCGCAGTAGTTCAATCTGAACTTGCTACCTACCGCGATTCAGGCGTTGAGATGGTTGAGTGGCTAGTGGCTGATCCTTGCGAGGATTGCCAAATGAACGAAGATGTTTCGCCAATATCTATTGATGAGGATTGGCCTAGCGGTGATGCACCTGTCCATCCTAACTGTATGTGCGATATTGCCCCATATATGACTAGCGAGGATGTTCAACTAGCCGTAATGCCTGATATTGCTAAGTTTGTACCTAGCAAGTTGGAAGTAGAACGCGCTAAATCTCGATTAAAGATTTTGCCTAATCCACCTCAAGTACCTGAGGATATAAACCCTGAGAAAGTTGTGGAATCGGCTTGGAAAGTAATACCAACAATTACTGTTGATCCTAACATTTGGGATACGGCAGAACTAGCGTTAGTTCGTTTTGAGGATTTGACTGCTACGGATGAATACCTACGCCGTAAAAAGTTAAAAGAACATATAGAGGCTATGGGAAGTGCAACTACCCCGTATCGTAATTTTGCTTTGGTTGTTGAACGCAATGGTAAACAGATCATCATTGACGGGCATCACCGCTTAATGGCTATGTGGCTACTAGGTATGACCGAAGCACCTGTTTGGCTCGCTAAAGAAAACTAAGGAGAAATAATGGCAACTGATTTTACTTATGCTTATGCAGAGTTAATTAAAGCAGACAAGCACTCAGACGGAACGCTTACTGTTTATGGTAAAGCAACCGATGATTCTATTGATATGGATCAACAGATTTGCGATCCTGTGTGGCTAGATACTGCAATGCCACAATGGTTTAAATCAGGTGGCAATATCCGCGAACAACACTCAAACATTGCGGCTGGAGTTGCAAAAGAATATGAAGCGAAAAGCGATGGTCATTACATTTCTGCTCTTGTTGTTGATCCCGTTAGCGTTAAAAAAGTGGAAGCAGGAGTTCTTAAAGGCTTCTCAATAGGAATCAAATCCCCACGCGTTGTGCGCGACACCAAAGCCGTTAATGGTCGAATCATTGATGGACAGATTATCGAAGTTTCTCTAGTGGATCGCCCGGCGAATCCAAACGCTAAGTTGATTATGGCTAAAAGCGTTGAAGGAGAATCCTCGCTTGTTCAAGTTGAGGAATTGCACGAATACAAAGCACCGCTTCCAAGCGATGTTATTAAGACCACCAAGAAAGGGTCAAAGATGGAAACAATTAAGCAAATTACGGAATTGGCTAAGTCATTGACTCCTGATACCGTGAAATTCGATCAAGCACTATTTGATACTGCTATCAAGGCAATCGCTGATCTAATCGTTGTAGAGGCTGGCGAAATCTCAGCCGACAATAGCGAGCGCGATTCAATCGAAAGTCTAATGGATGCACTAAAGCACCTACGCAACTGGTATGAGGGTGAAGTTGCAGAAGGCGAAGTTATCGCCCCTGAGCTAAACACCATTGAACTAGGCGCAGAAGCCGATGTTGCAAAGAACGGATGCGATCACGAAGATTCTTGCGCTGATTGCGGATGCGATGGTTGCAAGTCCTGTAAGGGTTGCGATGCAAAGATGTGTAAGGGTTGCTCATACAAGGCTGAAAAGTCTGTTGAAGCAGATACCTCAAAGTGCCTAGATTGCGGATGCCACCAACCTGCTAATGCACATGGTCGCACAGATGTATCAACCGCAGAAATGGTTGCACCTACCGAAACCCCTAAGTCTGCCGAAGCAGATGAAGTTGCTACCGAAGTTGTAGCAGAAACCGAAGTAACCGAAGTTTCTGAGGTTGAAACCTCAGATGACAATGGCATCGAAACCATTGTTGAACAAGCCGTTAAGAGTGCTATGAAATCGGTAGAAGCCGAGATTGCTTCACTAAAGGCAGAAAAAGAGTCTGTCCTAGAGAAGTCAATGAAACTTGAAACCGAACTAGCAACGGCATTGTCTAAGAGCGTTGCAGGTGGCCCAAAGCGCACCGCAACTATCTCAGGCGCACAATCAAATGAATACCTAGTCAAGGCCGCAACATACAAGGCTAAGGCTGATGCAACAACCGATCCAGTTCTCCGCAAGGGATACCAAGCACTTTACGCAGAATTTTCTGCTAAGGGTGGCTTGCCAATCTCTGACGAGAACGAATAACACACTTAACGAAAAGGACAACACTTATGGCACAGATGCCTAAAGCAACAGACCTGTTCGGTGATGTGAAGCCAAAGAAAGCCGCAGAACTCCAAGATCAATACCTTGGCGAACTAAACAAGTCTTTCTCAAACGCTTCATCAGTACCCGGACAAGCACCACAAGTTGATGCTACTTCACAGATCGAAGCACTTGTAGCAAACAAGTCGCTATCACCTGATGCAGTTGGCGCTCTAAACAACGCGCTTGCCGCACAACGCACCGCAACCGCAGATATTGTTAAGGATATTTCCCTAACAGTTCCTCTATCAACATCTTTTGCGGCCTTCGATCTCGAAGCACCTGCACAGTTGCTTACACCACGCCCAACTCCTTTACGCAACAAGATTGTTCGTAAGAAGGGTGTCGGAACCT